CTTGCGAACAACGCTATAAAGGTGGACTTCGGTGAACTAGGAAATTTCTAACGTTTGATGTTCCAATTGTTTGAAAGCGAATTGCAGACTTGCAGAGGCTGTGGAAACATAGCCCGCGTCTATTGTGAGAAGTGTCGTCAATCTTATGCAAAATATGACCTCAACACGAAGGAAAGGTTGGGAAGGAGAAGTTATTGGTGCCGGGCCAAGCGATCACATCCGCTGGCAGAAGAAGCAATATACAGACCAGAGGCCCAAATACCATGGTGCGAATGCAAACGGCTGGACGGGTCACCTATGCCCGGATTGCAAGAAAAGCAACAACAACAACAACAACAAGCACAACAACAGCCGCAACAACAAACATACGCGCCCATCCAACCAATCAGTGAACAGAAACTCGCAGCAGCAAAGGCACAGGCAGCAGCATCAACCACAACAAGCCAACAACAACAAATCCGCGATGAACACGGAACCTGGCCCACGAAATCAGCAGCCAGGCAAGCACACTACCAGGCTCGTGCAGTCGGATGGCGGGAGCTTCAAAGGGAGAAGAACAAGGCGCGGCGGCAGGAAAGCAAGGTTCTTTCGGGAACTCAGAGCATGGGAAAACAACGGCCGTTTAGGGCCCCGCCCGCAGTATCCCCAGTCAGAGGACAGCGCTTCGAGCAAGTGCAGTGTGCCAGTTGTGGCGGAAGCGGCAGCATGTGGCTTTACCAGCCCATCTACAGAAATGACCCCCCCTACAACAGAGGTGGAGCCAAAGCAAAAGGTCAAAGATTGGATCAAACAGCAGCAGCCAGTACAACAAATCAGCAACAGCAGCACCAGCAACAACAACAGCAACCATCCAGCCCATACACAAAAGCCTTCCTCCGGCGGGAGCGAAGACGGCGCCAGAAACAATATTACGAAGAGGAGGCGCGACAAAGACTTGAGGGAATGGGCCAACGTCTTGGAAACCCAGAACAGAATGATGAACGAGACCAACCACCAGCTGGCCAGTCAGAAGAACAAGGTGGAATTAGAGAATGCAGAGTTGAAGAGGCAACTTGCCCAGATGCAGGAGCAAGCGACATTGCACCAAGGTGCCCTAGCAAAAGCCCTGCAAGATGCGGAGGATCTCCGGGAGCGAAACCAAGCACTGACCGAACGAGTGAAAGCAACCCTCGAAGTGCCAGCCCCGAAGCCCGACCCGCCCCTTGCAGTGCTCTTGCTGGAGAACATGGTGAGCCACTTGCACTCCCTGGAGCTAGTGAACAGCCTAAATCCAGCCGCGGCAATCAAAGAACTCGAAGAAATAGAAGAAAGATTGCGGCCACTCTGCCTCATCAGCCCCACAGCCCCACAAAAGGTTCAGCTGGAAAGGATGTTCTCGCCCCCTCAGATGAAGGATGTGGCGACAGATACGATCGTGCAATCCGTCAACTCGGATCCGTTGAACAACCCGGAAGTGAGTCAGAAGGAGGATTCGACGAGCCAGAAGTTGACGCCAAAAGCTGTGATGGAAGAGATTAGGGTGGTGCAGCGATGTTCGGCCCCTTGTTGTGTGGCCAATCGCAAGTTGAAGTCGGAGCTCATAAAGGATCAAGGAACTGATCCAGAACCAATGCCAGTTTTTGTTGACAGTGCAGTTGGCACAGGTGATATATCAAACGCAGAAGTCCAATGCAATCCAGAAACAAGCGAAATTGCAGTGCAAACAGGTCATGGTGACTGCACCCTTCCAGACGAAATTTGTGAACTGCGAAAGAAATTTCACAATTGGATTTATTCCAGAACAGCAGGCCTTCCAAAGAATGCAACATATATGAAGGCAATGAATGGATACATTCGGCAGTTCCTACAAAAACATGGGGTGGAGGACCCGGCAGAAGAACTCGTGGATTGCTTGTTGCATGAGGCAATTGAACGTGCTCAACCTAATGATATTGAGCTGCAGCTCGCCAGCATGGTGGAGCGCCCTGATGTGCGTCATCAAATGCACCGCTTTAACAGCGCTGTGCAGGGACAAATGACAATATTCCAGGAGGACAAGCGCAAGGACTTCTGCAAAACAAGAATGAACAAAAGTTTCTTGCGATGGCAGCGAATTGCCGATTTGTTTACAGGGAAATATACACGGCGATACACAAAGGATTATCAACAAGGTTATGAGCCAGGCTTCGGAAAATTTAAAGAACCAATGACTGTGGCATCGGGAAACTAGAAATTCCCATCGGCAACTGTGAGGCACCAAACCGCCCCCTTGCAGATGGATGTCAAATTACATACATACCTCCTGATCGCACTGTGGTGCAGCGTGCTGGAACGCAAATTGGGCCACCACCCCCAACGCATTTCAGCCCCCCGGTGTTTGGGTTGCATGAACATACAATCAAAAGTGAACTTCAAACCATTTGCAACCGACATTTGATGAAAACACCTGACCCTCAGGTCAACAGTGCAGAATGGAAACAATTCCGCAAGGTTCTTCGTGAGCTGAGCGATGAGGTGGGGAGCGTGCCAAAGGCAACTCCAACGACTGTGGTCAATCATCGAAATTCAATGAAGAAGCGCAGATTTGGAAAAGGAATGGAAATTTATCTGCGTGAAGGTGTTGCAGCAAAGCATTCTTATATAACCATGATGCCAAAGCTGGAGTTCTATGATTCAGAGAAAATCCCACTGAAGGAGGATCGGGGCATCCAATATCGATCGCCCGTTTACAATGCTGCGTTGGCGCGGCACCTTCACCATGTGGAAGAACAGTTATATAAGACAATCAAGAATGTTGATGGAACTCCCGTTTTTGCAAAAGGTTATTCACCAATGGAGCGAGCTCTCATCATCGATGCCATGGCATCAAGGTTCAAAGAACCTATGTTCCTGCTCGCTGATCATCACCGGTTTGATGCACATGTGAATGGGCCACTGCTTGATGAAGAACATCGGTTTTATTTGCGCTGCCGACGCTGGAATTTGGAACTGCGGCAGTTGCTTGAGTGGCAAAAGAAGAACAAGGGTGTGAGTCATGGCGGGGGGCGTTACAGAATGCGTGCAAAACGCATGAGTGGTGATTTAAACACATCACTAGGAAATTCTGTCATCAACTACGGAGTCTTGAAGGCATTCTGTAAACACTTCAACATTGACGCAAGCATGTTCATTGATGGTGATGATTCAATCATGATAATGGAAAAGCAGCATCTTCCTGACCTGGTTGCATTCGCAGAAAAATTTGGTTTGGTCACTGAAGTGGAAGTGGTTCACGATATTCGCCATGCAGAATTTTGTCAATCTAGAATAATTTATCTTGAGAAAGGACCTATAATGGTTCGGAACCCATGGAAAATCATGGACTGCATGTGCAAAAGCCCCCGGAAGCTACGACCAGAACAAGCTCGGGGCGTTTTGGCGGCAACAGCGCTTTGTGAACTCATGCAATCGCCAGGTGTGCCAGTAATTGCACCATGTGCGAGTGCATTGTTAACATATGCAGGTGGCAAACCAATGTTCATAACCCCAACTGCTTGGGGAAAGTTCCAAGGATGGCAAACAGATCAGATAGTTGACATAGTCGATGAAAGTGCCCGTGCTGATTTGGAGTTTGCATGGGGCATGACAATTAGCGAGCAATTAATGATGGAAGAACACTACAAACATTATGCTCGTGAAGGTGTGACAATCCAGATGCCTAATCCCAAAAGTAAGCCGAAAGAAATAGAGTTCGAAATCTGGGATGCCTATCAAACGCAATATCAACCAACAGAAGTGCGGAGATGGTGGCGTGACCGATGGGAAATTTCGCAATACTTGCCCCCGCTTGATCCTGAAGCGGTTTATTATGCAGAATTGCTTGGGTGAGTGCCGTTCGTGCACCCATTATGGCAACCTCCCACTGTGCTTAATTGCATGATGGGATCGGGCTTCACAACCCCGCCAAGGTGAGTGCATGTTCATAATGCCTATTGCATAGCCGCGCAGGGCATGAACTCGAGTGCTAAGGTGTGGATTCACGGGATTGCAATGGTTGAGAAATCCTCCATGGGACCTCCCATGGATAGTGGTTAGCTGGAAGCGAGATATGTTCCAGTGCCGAAAGGGGTGCTGTTGCAGCAAGGGTTTGCAGCAGTTGCCAACCACGACCTTGCATTAATGCTCCGGGGCGTCGCCAGCGGCTTGGAGCACCTACGATGAATTCTATGCACCGAGGTGAACATGTGTGTGTGTGAATGTGTGAAAATGGTGTGCGTGAATGTGTGTGTGGATGCGCTAGCAAAATAGGGGAAACCCGGGGCAGCTGGCGTTGAGGTTTCGGGCG